CTGTAACAGGACAAGCAGGTATAGTCTCTGGTTCTCTTGTTGAAGCCTGGATCAGACCAGAAGCCACTGCAAGTCATTCAGCAGATGAACACATGGTAGAGACTCTCAAGGTCTTTGCAGGAAATATCGTAGCAGGAACTGGCTTTACTATCTATGGCTTCAATACTAACCAGATCAATGAACCTTGGGAAAAGCCTAATCGAAAGCCAGGATCCCAAGCAGGTCCCGGAGCAACTAGACTTACAGGTCTCTTCACAGTAGCATGGGCATGGAACTAAGATATGAGCATACAGATTCAAGGTAATGGTGGTACAGTACAAGAGGTAGCAGGCACAGTCTTCCGTGCTGCACATACCCATATCAAACCTCTAGAGTACTCTACTCTCGGTCACTATCGGACTTCAGTCAGAATTAACTCTACTACTGCACAAGCAGCTAACTCTCGTATCTTCGAGATTAGGAATACACATGCAACTAATCTAATCATTCCCACTCGCCTAACCCTCAGAGCAATACAAACTGCAGCAGGTACTGCCCAAGAAAACTCTCTAGATGTATATCGAGTAACAGGCTTTACTGCAGTAGATACTACCAATACAGTTACTCCAGTATCCTCTGTAAAGAGAACTTCAATGGCAGCCTATCCAGGTGGTGCTGCAGTAAGACATCTTACCCTTGCTGGCGCAGCCGCAGGAATGACAGGCGGTACTCTAACTAAAGACACTCAATTCTTCTGTACTCTTCCCTATCTAGTCAACACAGCAGCACCCACAGTAGCAAGTACATGGGGACCTCTAGATTGTTTAGACGACGTCAATGGCACACATCCCTTCGTCTTCGTCCAAAACGAAGGGCTCATTATCGAGAATCGTGTACTCAACGTAACATCCTATGGCATTACCTGGTACATTGACTTCTCTTGGGCAGAAGTCGTAGCATTCTAGTAGATGTCTCTTCTTCTCGCCTTTCAAGGAACATCACCACTTAGTATCTCCTTTAATCAAACATTAGATACACTAACCCAATCAGTAAATGTAAAGATATTAGAATCTGTATCCTTCTCTCAAACTCTAGATCCTCTTCAACAGACCTTTAATGTAGCAATCCTTGAGTCAGTCTCTTTTAATCAAACTCTAGCTGATCTAGGACAAAGTCTAAATGTAGCGATACTAGAGTCTATCTCCTTTAATCAGACTCTAGCTGATATTAGTCAAACTGTAGTCGTAAATGAACTAGTCTCTGTCAACTTTACACAGACTCTAGATCCATTACAACAAACTCTAAACACTACAGTTCTTTCCTCTTCCTCGTTCAATCAAACTCTAAATAGTATTCCATCTCCAGTTCTCTTTGTTTCACAACCTGGGCTAGCTCCAACGGCAGGTCATGCTCCAGGTACAGATATGACAAGGTTCCTTCTCTATGGTGCGGTCCAATACAGGTAGATTTGTAAATATCAATACACCTGGTACCACAATGATCAAAGCTGGTATCGGCGCACTTGTCTCTATTATCGTTAACCAAGCAGTAGCCAATAGCGTCATTCAGATTTATGATAGTCAAACCGGATCAGGAACTCTAATCGGTACAATTACTAATCCAGCTACGCTTCTTCATAGTCAAGCAGCTTTCCCATACTTCTGCATGTTCTCTAAAGGCCTCACAATTGTAACCTCTTCAACAGATGATATAACAGTGGTTTATGGATGAGACAGAATAAGAAGTCAGTAGAGTTAATCAGAGAAAGAGCAGAAGCAGATCTAGAGCAGTTTATTCGTCTAGTAGCTCCTGATCGTATGCTCGGTCAGGTACATGTGGATCTAATCAGATGGTGGACCAGAGAAGACTCCCTCTCACATCAGTTAGTCCTTCTCCCCAGAGATCATCAAAAGTCTGCACTAGTCGCCTACCGAGTAGCCTGGGAGATCACTAGAAATCCTGCCCTAAGAGTACTCTACATTTCTAGTACGTCTAACCTCGCTACAAAACAGTTAAAGTTTATTAAGGATATTCTTACTTCAGATACGTACAGATTCTACTGGCCAGAGATGGTCAATCTAGACGAGTCGAAGAGAGAGAAGTGGACAGAGTCTGAAATCTCAGTTGATCATCCACTTCGTAAGAAAGAGTTTGTACGTGATCCTACTATCTTTACCGCTGGTCTTACGACCGGGATCACAGGTCTACACTGCGATATTGCTGTACTGGACGACGTCGTTGTTGATGATACTGCTTACACAGTGGAAGGCCGAGAGAAAGTAAGAAATCAGGTATCATATCTTGCCTCTATTATGTCTACAGATGCTAAAGCCTGGGCAGTAGGTACAAGATATCATCCTAAGGATCTGTACTACGATCTAGCTAATATGCTCGTAGAGATCCGCAATGAAGACGGAGACATGGAATCTTCGTACAACCTCTACGAAGTCTTCGAAAGACAAGTTGAAGATAGAGGAGACGGAACAGGAAACTTCATCTGGCCTCGCCTACCAAGAGCTGATGGCAAGATGTTTGGTTTCGATATCAAAGAGCTAGCCAAGAAGAAGGCTCAGTACGATAATGATATCACCAAGTTCCGAGCTCAGTATTATAATAACCCTAATGATCTTACTGAGTCCCCTATTAACCCTTCTCTTTTTCAGTATTATAATCCTGCTTTTCTAAGACAGGAAATGGGCTTCTGGTACTACAGAAATTCAAGGCTTAACCTAAGTGCAGCTATCGACTTCGCCTTCTCTCTCAACAAGAAAGCTGACTATTCCTGTATCGTCGTTGTCGGGGTCGATACAAATCATAGGTATTATGTCTTGGACATCGACAGGTTTAGAACCAATAAAATCTCCGATTACTTCGACAGAATCCTTAGACTTCACCAGAAATGGGGATTCCGAAAGATCAGAGCCGAGGTCACAGTAGCTCAAGAAGTAATCGTTAAAGAACTCAAAGAAGACTATATTCGTACACATGGTCTTGCTCTCTCTGTTGATGAGCACAGACCAACAAAGAACAAAGAAGAGTGGATGGGCATTACCCTAGAGCCTAAGTACAAGAATAAACAAATGTGGCACTACTCAGGTGGTAACTGCTCACTCTTGGAGGAAGAGCTCTCTCAACAGCGTCCCAGTCACGATGACATCAAAGACGCCCTAGCATCAGCAATCGAAGTTATCACACCACCCTCTTATAGAGCAATGGTAGAGAAACAAAAGACTTCATTGCCACAAGCACATCATAGATTTGGAGGCATAGCCTAGTGGCCAAAGTACTAGAAATCGAACAGTACATTGTACCAGATGATATTGCTTGTAAGATATCTCATCAATGGGTAACCTGGAATAACTTCAGACAGAATTGGGTTACCTCCAAGGAAGAGGTACTCCGATATATCTTTGCTACAGATACCACACAAACCTCCAATTCTAAACTACCTTGGTCTAATAAAACCACTATTCCCAAGTTATGCCAGATTAGAGATAATCTACACGCTAATTACATGGCTACTATGTTTCCCAAGAAGAAGAATGTAGTTTGGGAAGGTGATACAAAAGAAGACTCAGACGTTAAGAAAACAAAGGCTATTGAGTCCTATATGGGTTGGGCAATGGACCGCCCAGAGTACTACTCCGAGATTAGTAAAGTAGTTCTTGACTATATCGACTACGGTAATGCCTTTGTAATGCCTGAATGGATTGACGGCCGTAACCCATCCAATGAAGAGAATGGACTTAAGTATGGTTATGTTGGTCCTCTTCTTCGCCGTATCAATCCTCTTGATATCGTCTTCAATCCAACAGCAGTATCCTTTAAAGAATCACCTAAGATTATAAGATCTATGATCTCCAAGGGTGAAGTAAAGGAACTTCTATCTCGAGATGCTAAGACTCCTGAGGAACAAGCAGACGCAGAAGTTCTCTTTCGCTATATGATGGGGATGAGGCAATACATAACTGACTATCCAGGTGAAGTAACTACTAAAGACGCAATCTATCAGATAGCAGGTTTTAACTCTTTTAGATCATACCTAACTAGTGACTCTGTAGAGATTCTTACCTTCTATGGTGATATCTATAATGATAACACTGGCAAATTTGACCGTAATCAAATTATCAAAGTAGTTGATCGTCATAAGATCATAAGCCGTAGGGAGAATCCCTCCTACTTTGGAACTGCTCCTATCTATCACGTAGGTTGGAGAATTAGACCTGATAATCTCTGGGCTCAAGGCCCACTAGATAATCTAGTCGGTCTTCAGTATCGTATAGATCATTTGGAGAATATGAAGGCTGACGTCTGGGATCTCACCAGATATCCAGTATTCAAGATTAAAGGTTACGCCGAGGACTTTGAATGGCAGCCTGGTGAACGTATCTATATTGGTGACGACGGCGACGTAGAAGTCGTTGCACCAGATACAGGCGCACTCCAGGCTAACACTGAGATAGCCGTACTCGAACAGAAAATGGAAGAGATGGCAGGTAGTCCCAAAGAAGCTATGGGCTTCAGGACTCCAGGTGAAAAGACGAAGTACGAAGTTCAGCGTCTCGAGAACGCTGCTTCTCGTATATTTCAGAATAAGATCTCACAGTTCGAACGAGATCTGGTCGAGCCATCGCTCAATGCACAATTAGAGCTTGCTCGGCGTAACCTCTCTGCTACATCAATCCCGATCTTTGATCAAGACTTCAAAGTCACAGATTTCCTATCCATTAGTCCATCTGACCTAGTCGGTAATGGCCGAATTAAACCGATGGCTGCTAGACACTTCGCAGAACAAGCGCAGATGGTTCAAGACCTTAACAACTTCTTTGCAAGTGCTGCCGGCCACGATCCTACAGTTCTAATCCACTTCTCAGCTAAGAAACTAGCACAGATGTGGGAAAGACTTCTTGATATTGAAGAGTACGGTGTTGTACAACCTTACATTCGCATCTCTGAGATGGCAGAAGCTCAGATGCTACAACAGGTAGCAATGGAACAGGCTCAAATGACCGCTACAACGCCATCAGGTATGGGAGGCGACTACGATGTCCAAGGGGATCAAAACACAATGGCTGCAAGGGGTCAAGCAGGAGCACAAGGCCCAGCAGGTCCAGTCCCTCAGGGCATACCTGGCGCTAGCTAATACAAAGAAGCTTATTGAGATTTTAGTAAAGCGTGAAATGCAATTAAGCAATCCAGTCGACTATAATAGTCCAAACTGGGTAGCTGAAACTGCACATAGAAACGGGCAGAGACAAATGCTCAAAGAAATACAGGAGTTGTTAAAGTATGGCGAATGACCCGCTATTTTCTAATGGTACTGACCAAGCACCAGAAGATAAGATCGAGGAACTCAAGCAGAAGTTCACCAAGGAGGATGGCAGTCTAGATATTGAGGCTCTTCTAAAGAAGGCAGCACATCAAGAATTGCACATTGCCAAGATTGAACCTGAGAATCAAAACCTCAGAAAAGAGCTTGATACTCGATTGACCTATCAGGATCTGCTGGAAAAGCTCCAGCCTCAAACATCTAGTACTCTCCATCAAGACAATGACGGATTGGAAAGAGTTGAAAATCCGAAGGCAAATGTAACCGAAGATGTCATCGAACGTATGTTTGAAGACAGATTCAATAAGAAGCAACAGGAAGCTATCCAAGTCGCTAACGTAAATTACGTTAAGCAAGAACTTGAGAAGGCATGGGGAAGTAATTACCCAGAGCGCCTAAGAGAAGTCGCCAAGGGTTTCTATATGTCCGAAGACGAAGTCAAACGTCGGGCAATGGATAATCCTAAGTCACTTCTAGCTATTGTTCTTCCTATGAATAAGCCCTCGAATGATAACTCTTTCGTTCCTCCGGCAAATAGGCAGAACACTAGTGCAAACACTCTCTCTACTGAAAAGAACTGGAAGTATTATCGTGAGATAATGCTAAAGGATCGAAAGAGATTTGAATCTCTTACAGCTGAGATGCATACTCAAGCCGAAAAACTAGGAGAAGCTTTCTATAATTAATATAGAAAGGTGCCACTATGGCAGGTTTTACTACTAAAAACACTGACCATCTTATCCGGTCGAACCTTTTCAGTACTCAGCTGAAAGAGTTCTTCCAGGCCGGTTTGATGGCTCAGGAATACGTTAACTGGATTACTGACTTCCCAGATGGTGATACTCTGAACATTCCGAGTATCGGCCAGATGGAAGCCCAGGACTTTTCTGAAGGCGAAGCAGTCCGTTATACCGCAATGGATACCGGTAACTTCACCTTCTCGATTGATAAGTATCTTGTTTCAGCTACATATGTGACCTCTAAAATGCTTCAGGACAGCTATGTCATGAACCAGGTTAAGGCACAGTTTGTTCCTAAGCAAATGCGTGCAATCGAAGCTGTGATGGAGGCAGATATTCTTGCTGTCGGACCTAATGGTCAGACACTGGCAAACTCTAACACCATTAACGGCGCAAAGCATCGGTTCATCGGTTCAGGTACCAACGCAACTATCTCTTTGGAAGACTTTATGAAGGCTAAGTATGCTCTTCAGAAAGCCAATGCTCCTCTGACACAACTTGTTGCAGTAGTCGCTCCTGAAGTCGAGTACACGTTGTCTACGCTTCCTAACCACATTAATATGTCTAACAATATTATGTGGGAAGGCGTTGTAACTACTGGTCTTACGACTGGCATGCGTTTCACCAAGAATATCTTTGGTTGGGACGTCTATGTTTCTCAATTCCTCAAGGCTAATACAGCCTCTGAGACAATTGACGGTGTCGTTGCAACCACTGGCGTAAACAACCTCTTCTTTACTGCAGCTCCTGAAGCACGTCCCTTTATCGGGTCTGTCCGCCAGCCGCCTAAGACTGAGTCGGACTACAATAAGGACATGCAGCGTGAAGAGTATGTTACGACTTGTCGGTATGGTATGAAGCTGTTCCGTCCTGAGTCGATCGTATGCGTGGTCACCGCAACTGACCAAGTCTACGTATAAGGAGGGATAGCATATGGCTATTGCTAATGATACTACCGGTATTTGGGTGAACAACGACGGTCTTCGAGTAAAGATCGCCGGTGCCGAAGCCGTCAAGGGCAAAGGTGGAGAGTACGAGTACGATTCATCGATGCACGTTACTGAGTTTGACGTAGACTTCTCTACGATCAATCTTGGTACATCACAGACTAACGTCTACATTCTCGACTACGACACTGTCTTCGCAGATGGTTCCGTAATTGAGAAGATCGACATCAAGGTCGGTACTGGCTTCACTTCTGGTGGTGCTGCTACTCTTGATATCGGTCTAGTGGCACGTGGAACAGACTCTACATCGTTCACGACTATTACGGACGCTGACGGTCTTGTTGCTGCGTTGGCACTGACTACAATTAACGCCGCAGGTAAGATCTCCAGTCTTACCGTCGGTACGACTAGTGCCGGTGCTCTTCTGGGTACCGCATTGGCTGCCGATAACGTCATGAGCGTGAACTTCGGTACTGCTGCTTATACTGCAGGTACTATGAGGCTTTACGTCTATTGGCGTCCTGCTGCGTAATGTCCTAACGGAAACCGGGGCCTAAAAATCCCGGTTTCTTATTCCAAAGGAAAATAAAATGGCTACTAAACAAGCATATATGGATTGGAAGAATCTTCTTCCTTTTGTAGGTAACTTTACTGCTACAGCTACTGGTACCGGCGGTACTTCTACTGCTACTCTTAATCGTCCAGTAGGTGTTATTACTACAGACGCTATTACCACTGCGGCTGGTGCAACACACGTTATGACTATTACTAACAATCGTGTGGCAGCCGGCGATATCGCTCATGTTACTGTGGTTGGTGGAACCTTTACTGCAGGTATTCCTGTTCTAAAGACTGTCACTACTGCAAACACTATTACTCTTAGTATTACTAATGCTGCAGCGGCAGCTGCTGTTAACGGCAATATTAAAGTTGCATTCGCTGTCTATAAGATCTCCTAAGGATAGGCTCAATGGCTAAGTTAACGTTAAATAATCTAACTAGTCTTACTAATCAGACTAGTGCAATAACGACTATAAATAACAATAATGATGCCATTGAGACTGCTCTAGAGAATACTCTATCAAGAGATGGCACCTCTCCTAATACGATGGGTGCCTCTCTCGATATGAATTCTAATAGGATTCTTAATCTTCCTGAGCCTACAAATGATGGTGAACCACTTCGTTTGGGGGATGTACCTCTTGTAGTCGTAGGTAGTACAATTACTGCACCAGGTTCCTCTACTAATAATGGTATAGTAACTTGGGTAGGAACCTCGGCTGCACAGATTTCTAGTAACTCTGTCACTGTCGTAAGTGGGACTAACCTAAGCGTACCTGGTACTTTAACGGTAGGAACTAGTTCAACTACTTCAGTAAGAGATCGCCTTACAAGTTCTAGAACATATTATGTTCGCAGAGATGGTAATGATAGTAACTCAGGTCTTACAAATTCTTCTGTTGGAGCCTTCTTAACAATCAATGGGGCATATGGTTTTATCTGTAATAATCTTGATCTAAATGGTCAAAATATTACAGTACGTGTACAAGGTGCCAGTGTAGGTGATGGAATCTATAATGAGAGAATCACAACTAGAGATTGGGTTGGCTATGCTGGTTCAGGCTTTGGTCAGCTAACATTTGTTGGTGAAAACGGTACAGCAGAGATTAGAAGTACTTCAGCGACTGCTACTATCTTAGGTGCAGTAGCTGAAACTCCTGTTACTTGGGAAAACTTTAAACTAACTAATCCAAATTCTGCAGGTATCATTGCTGAAGCAGACGATGGTGGACTTGTTGTCCTTAAAGGCTGCACATATGGTAAGATTGGATCAGGTGGTATTGCGCTAGCAAGCGTAGCTGAAAGCGGTCGAATTTTACTTGTAGCAGGTACTCATACTATCGCAGCAACTACTGATGGAGCAGATCTGCCAGGAACATTTATCTACGCTCGAACTGGTGCTGCTGTACTCTGTCAGCCTGGTGTTACATTTAATGTCGCAGGAGCCAGGACATTTTCTAATGCTGTAGTGGACATCGGATCTCATGCTCTTTTTGAGAACACAGGAAGTTCTTTTACAGGTACAGTAATCACTGGCAATACATATAATCTAGATGCTAGAGGTTTCATCGCTGATACAAGTCTTATTACAGCATCAGGTACTGCAACTGTTACACCTCTTGCAGTAGGAATGGGCGGTACTGGTGCGATCTCAGCTGCTGCAGCTAGAACTTCTCTAAGTGCTGCAGCCTCAGGAGCTAATACAGATATAACCTCTCTGCGTGCGGCAGGAGTCACTGGAATAGGTTATGGTACAGGTGCCGGTGGTGCAGTTACACAGTTAACTAGTAAATCTACAGGTGTAACTCTTAATACAGCTTGTGGACAGATTACAATGAATAATGCTGCTCTCGCATCTGCTACTATTGTATCCTTTACATTAACCAATAGCTCAATCGCAGATCAGGATGTTCTTATTCTAAATCATCACCAAACAGGAACACCTGGAGCTTATACTCTTAACGCTCAATGTGGGAACGGCTCTGCTATCATTAATGTCCGCAATAATACCGCTGGCTCTCTCTCAGAAGCTATTGATATCACTTTCGTCCTTATTAAAGGAGTCATCTCCTAATGACTAAGGTATCTCTCAACGATATCGCTATTATTGATAATAGCCTTATCACGGCTATCAATAGTAATAATCAGACTATTGAAAGTGCTTTCGAAAATACTCTTTCTCGAGATGGCACAACTCCAAATACTATGTCGACAAGTCTAGACATGAATAATAATCGAGTTATTAATCTTGGAATAGCAACTACTGATAGTGAAGCTGTAACTAAAGGCTATGTAGATTCTCTTGCTTTTAGCACAGGTATAGGTAATGTTACTCTCACTGGTATACAGACTCTTACTAACAAGACAATCGATCTTGGTAGTAATACTCTTACAATGACATCTGCTCAATTGAAGGCAGCACTTACTGATGAAACAGGAAATGGATCTGCTGTCTTTGGGACTAATCCAGTTCTAACATCTCCGACAATGACTACTCCTACTTTAGGTGTCGCAACTGCAACTACTCTTAATGGACTTACATTTACACCTAATACAGGAACACTAACTCTTAATACAAACACACTTGCTATCGCAGGCGCTGGAGTTAGTCTTGTTCTTGGCGGTGTGACAGGTAAGACACTTAATTTCAATAATAGTCTCACATTGGCCGGAACAGATGCAACTACAATTACCTTTCAAGGAACTGATACCTATGTAGGACGTGCCACTACTGATACACTTACTAATAAGACTCTTACCGCTCCAACACTAACTACTCCAGCTCTTGGTACACCAGCATCTGGTGTTCTTACAAGTTGTACGGGTCTGCCTCTTACTACTGGTATTACTGGTACACTAGGTGTAGGTAATGGTGGTACAGGTCGTACAACTGTTAAGCCAATTACTAGACAAGTCTTCACGACAGGTACTGCTGCAACTTATACGACTCCATCTGGATGTACTGCAATCGATATTGAAATGGTTGGTGGTGGAGGTGGCGGAGCAGGTTCTGGTACTACACCAGGAGCTGCTACAGCTGGTACTGCTAGTACTTGGAGTGGCGGATCACTCTCTGCAGGTGGCGGTGGACTAGGCTCTACTGCAGGCGCTGCATCAGTAGCAGGCGGTACTGCATCGAATGGTGATATCAATATCTCTGGCGGAGCAGGCGGAGCCAGCTCTCTTAACGTAGCTAATAGTGGCGGTGGCATGGGTGGTGTGAGCTTCTTCGGAGGTTCAGGTACACCTGGATGGGGCGGAGCGACTAATGCTACAGCGGCTACAGCTAACTCAGGTTCTGGAGGTGGTGGCGCTGGTGAAGGAACTACAACCAACGCTGGTGGCGGTGGAGGTGCCGGCGCATACTTACGTAAACTTATAGCATCACCAGCCTCTACATATACTTATACGGTTGGTGCAGGTGGTACTGCTGGTACAGCAGGTACAAACGGTTTTGCAGGCGGCGCAGGAGCAGCTGGTATAATCATTGTAACGGAGCACTATAACTAATGAAAATCTCAGATAAAGGTCTATCCATAATTAAGGAGTTCGAAGGTTATGCTCGGAGACTTCCTAATGGAAACTGCGCAGCATATCAGGACTATCTTGGTAACGGTAAGTACGACATCCCGACAATTGGTTGGGGCTGTACTGAAGGCGTCAAGATGGGTGATGTCTGGACTCGAAAGCAGGCTGAAGACGCTCTTCGAAAAGAGCTTACCCGTTTCGAGAATGCAGTTACGAAACTATGCAAATTCAAGCCTACGCAGAATCAGTTCGATGCTCTCGTATCGTTCGCGTATAATGTGGGAGAAGGTGGACTCGCTAAGTCATCGGTCCTACGTTTGGCTAATAGTGGGGACTTCGTTGGTGCTTCCCGTGCTTTTAATGCTTGGACTAAAGCTCAAGGTGTCACACTTCCTGGTTTGGTAAAGCGTAGACATATGGAAGCCGCCCTCTTCCTTTCGGACAGTGTTCAGAATGACGAGCCTGCAATAGCTCCAGACGAGCCTAGCAACCAGCTACAGCAGTCTTCGACTATCTCCTGGGTATCCAAGGCTAGACAGACTATCGTGGCTGTAGGAGCCGCTGTAGGCGGTTTATTCACTATGGATACATGGAACCTAGGTAAAGATATGATTGGTACTCTCAAAGGCTTCTGGACTGATCATCAGTTGATTATCATCCTTCTTGCTCTTGGGGCAGCTTATCTAGTATTCCAGAAAGTGCATACCAACCGTGAGCAAGAAGCAGCTGACGGGCGGTACGCAGCAAATGTTTAGTTGGCTACTCCTTCCGGCATTCGTAGGGTCTATTCTTAAGATCCTGGCGACGGCCTTTGAGATTGTATCACCTCTCCTAAAAGGTATCTTTGAAGCCCTCGTGGAGTACTTTAAGATTCTCTGGGAAGGATTAAAAGATATCCTAGACAGTTGGAAGACTATTGTTACAGTAATCTCAATGCTTCTTGCACTTTTTGTTTATGATAGAACAGCTAGTATTGTGCGTGAGCATCAAGTTCAAAAGCAGATTGAGTCGCTTAAGAAACAGATACCATCGAGGAAACCTATGCCGCAAACACAGTATCCTTTTGATTGGCTATTCCGATGAATGAAGATACACCAGAACTCTATCGTACCTTAGGTCGTATCGAAGGTAAATTAGAAGCTCTTATGATTAATCTTCAGGATCATGTCAAGCAAGATGAGAAGTCTTGGGATAAGGTTAATCGCATGGATAAGAGAATCATGTGGTTCTCAGGTGTAATGGCAGGTGCTGGATTTATCATAACAGCAGTACTTAAGAAGCTAGGATTGCTTACATGAAGTTTACTCTTTTAGAGATGACCCAAGAGATACTTCAGTCAATGGAGTCAGATGAAGTTAACTCCATCTCTGATACAGTAGAGTCATATGCAGTAGCTGTTCTTCTGCGAAGTGTATACTATGATCTAGCTATTGATCTTGGACTTCCTGAACATGAGACACTCTTCGAGCTAGATGCCAGTGGAGATGCTACTAAACCAGTTCTTATGACTATACCCGATACAGTAGCTCTGGTTCGTAATATTAAGTATAATATAAAGACAGCCACTGAGACTAATAGTAACTATCGTGATCTGATCTTCAAACCTTTTGTAGAATTTATGACAGATCAGAATAACCTACGTAATCAGACAACCAACGTAGGTCAAATGACATTCATACAGAACTCTGAAAGTTTTGAAGTAATGTATATGACTGATCAGATGCCTCGATATTTTACTACAATGGATGATCGTACGTTCTTGTTTGATAGTTATGATAGCACTATTGATACAACTCTACAGAAGTCTAAGACTCTCTGTATGGGTGTCATATATCCTACCTTTAGTCTAACAGATGGCTTTATTCCAGATCTTGATCCTTCACAGTTCTCTCTATTAAAGAATAGAGCTAAAGTCCGAGCTTTCGCTGAGTTCAAGCAGGTTCCTAATCAAGAGGCTGCTTCTGAAGCCAGGCGACAAAAGATTATTGTACAGAAGCGTAAAAGAACGACGCCTGATTTAGATCCTATCTTTAATCTACCTAGGTATGGAAGACGAGATGGTTTTAATACAAGTCCGATACCTAAGACACTAAAACAATCATGGTAAGGAGTGCACATGGATAAAAAGCTTAAAATTAGTAACCCGAAGACTGATGGATACCAAGAGGTCAACCAAACTGTAGAATTCAGAGAATTCTCCCCAGAACAGGTTGGCCTTCGTGTTATTGAACTCGACGGAGAGAAGATTAAGTACAACGTAATTCAAGAAGATCCATTCAATCTATGGCGTATTACACCTAGTCGTGGACCTGTACCTGATGAGTTATCCGGTAGATATACTAGTGTAGATATGGCCACACAAGCTATTCAACTATACATATCAAAGAGAGATAGGATAAAGCTAGGTGCCTAGAACTTCTGCCACTGTAGTAGAAGGCAATTTTACTACAGGACTAATTACTGAATTTGTTGGACTCAATGTTCCATCTAACTCTTGTTCAGAGACGTTTGACTGCGTCTTTGACAGGACTGGTCTCGTGTCTCGAAGACTAGGATTTAACTTCGAGGATAACTCTACCTTTGATCTAGTCTATACTCCAGTTAGTGGAGAGGTCTTTACAGAGTTTGTTTGGAATGCTATTGATGGCGATGGTGGTATTAGTTTTCTTGTACAGCAACATGGAAAGACACTTCACTTCTATAATGTCAGTTCTTCAACAACTATAAGTCCTAATAGAAAAAGCTTTAGTATAGATCTTACTACTCTAGTTCCATCCGGCTCAGGATTAGATCCTGCTCAATATCCATGTCAATATGCTTCAGGTAGAGGTATACTTACACTAGTAAACAGAGCAATTAAACCCACCTATATCGAATACAAGTCGATATCTGATACCATTACAGCTACTAGTTATGAACTACAAGTTAGAGACTTTACTGGTGTAGACGACGGACTAGGACTTACTCAACGTCCTACAAGTACTGTAGCAGCTCTTAAGAGTGGTAATCCTGAGCACTACTATAATCTTCTTAATCAAGGTTGGGGAGAGGTCGCAGGAGCCGCTCTTTCGGCTTGGGATACAGCAAGAACTGATCTACCATCTAATGCTGATGTTGTCAGTATGTATCGTCCATCAGCAACTTCTATCTTTGATAATGCTAGAGTCTTAGCTCAGGATCCTCTAACTACACCTGCACCTAAAGGACATTTTATCCTTACTGTAACTAATCCAGATCGTACGGCAGCGATGGTTGCTGATGGGTTTACAGGAGCTTCACTCACTAATCCTTCTGTTATTATCTCTCAATCTGCAGGATCTATTCTCGTCTCTGGATGGACTAATTTCTTTGGAGGTTCTCCAACATTCATCTTTGATGGAGCAACATCAAGATCTACAGCCTCTGATCAATATGGAGTCGCTGTAGATTCTAATGCGTATGTTGGTAAAAACTATTCAGGCTCGCCTAAACAGATATCTCAAGCGATTGTCTATGGTACAACTGATTCAGGCTTCCAGATAGGAGCTAATCCTACGATAACCTATACTCTCTATGCTAAGCAAACTGCTCCTTCTAGTAAGACAGATGGAACTGTACTAGGAACTAATGCATTTGCTGATCCAGCAGATGGCTCAGGTGGTAAGATTATCACCTCGTCTGATACGACTACCTTCTGGAACTATGTGTGGGTCGCACAAGATCAAGGCAGCGGCGGGGGTGGTGGTAATACTCCTGTTCTAGTAGAACTTGAGTTCTATTCTCCAGGCACCAATCCTTCTACTACTCCTACTACCTTCGAGAGACCTAAAACTGTTTGTTTCTATGCAGGTCGGTTATTCTATGCAGGATTAGATGCGTTCTCTCTCAACAATACAATCTTCTTCACTCAAATTCTTCAAAAGGAAACTCAATACGGACAGTGCTATCAACAGAATGATCCTACTTCTGAGATTACATTTGATCTTCTAAGTAGCGATGGCGGTACTATCGTTATTCCTGAGATGTCTACTGTACATAAACTCTTTGCATATCAGAATACACTATTTATTCTTGCATCAAATGGTATTTGGCAAGTCTCAGGAAACCTAGGAGTTGGTGGAGGTTTCTCAGCAAATGACTACTATGTTAGAAAACTTAGTTCTCTTGGAACTAATGCACCACATAGTATAGTCGATCGTCGTGGCATTCCCATATGGTGGGGAGAAGATGGTATCTATACTCTACAGTTTGACCCTAATTCTAATACATACAACGTCGTCAATGTAACCTTTAAAACAATCCGTAGCTTTTATCTAGATATTCCTCAAGTTAATAGAAAATACGCAAAGGGAGCATATGATGTAACTCTTGATATTATCTACTGGCTTTATAACTCAGATCCTAATGCTACCGATCATTATGCCTATAATTCTGTCCTTGTATATTCTGAGATTAATCCAGCTTTCTATCCTTGGACTATTGGAAGTGTAAATCAGACTATTAGAGGAATTGTAGCAATACAAGATGCAGTTAGAAATAATCTGACTAAGATCAAATACGTCACGACATATCCAAGTAGTTCTAATGAGATACTTAGTTATGCCGAAGCCAAGGATACTAGTTATCTTGATTGGAGTTCAGTAGACTACTCTAGCTACTTTATTACTTCGTCACGTGTGGAAGCTCAAGGAGATAAAAATATTCAAGTAGGCTATCTCACTACGTTCTTCGAACAAGAGGATAACTCCAGTTGTTTTCTTCAAGGTAGATTTGATTGGGCTAATTCAGGATCTAGTGGAAAATGGTCTACAGTTCAACAGGTCTATAATCCTACTCCCTATCGATCTCTTACTCATTCTAGACGTAAGATAAGAGGTAAGGGACCATCGCTATCCTTAAAGTATTCAAGCGACACAGGTAAGCCCTTTAATATCTGGGGATGGGCTATCTGGGCTACAGGAGCATCTAATGTATAATGATTTAGTTGAGTTGGTTAAAGAATACTGTGAAGAGTGTAAACTTACATATGATCCAGCTGCAGTAGAAAGATATCTAGGTTGGATCCTCAAAGACTCTTATCTTCTCGTCCATAGAAATGAAGAAGGTAAAATTGTAGGTGCTCTAAGCTTTGTCGTAGCCCCTCATCATTTTACAGGTAAGATTGTAGGTCGTAAGATCGCTTGGTTTGTAAAGAAAGAATATAGAGGCAAGATCGGACGTGAGCTTCTTAAACAAGCAGAAGACCAAGCTAAGGTTCTAGGAGCGACTAAGTTCTACTGTTCTACTCCCACTAAAATGGTCACAGACTATTTTCCAGTTGAAACAGAATACGAGAAAGAATTAAATTAATGTGCATCGGTCCTGAACTCCAAGCGGCAGTTGCAGTAGCTGGACTAGCTACTAGTGCACTTGGAGCTAGTAAGAAACGTAGTGCTCAGCAAGAGATAGCACAAGCTTCTCGGGATGCTGAGAATGCTAGGCGTGCGCAGATGGAGCTTGAATCTCAGCGCCAACGAAGAGATATTATCCGTAAAGCACAAGCCGCACAGGCTCAGGCTCTTACCTCGACCACTACACAGACAGGCTCTGCAGCTACTGCAGGTAGTTCAGCATTGCCTGGAGCCCAAGGACAGATAGCTAATGCTGAGAGTCAACAAGTAGGCTTCTTAGAGGCAAATACTCTGCTTGGACGAGATGTCTTTGATGCTAACGCACGTAAGGCTGAAGCAGAAGCTAGAGCAGCAGAAGGTGCAGGTCTAATGGGAATGGGTAATGCACTAGTAAGTGGAGCACAAAGTATCTCACAGATTGGTATGAGTCTCTTTGGTAATAAAGATCCATACGCAACAGCAACAAGACCCGGTCTTTACTAATGGATCAACAATACCAGACTCCCTTTAACTTCTCAAGTGATGTACCAACTTCTGGTAATGAGATTCCTTTTGACTTTCAGAAGGACAGTGTCGTTACTACTGTACCTCCTCAAGAAGGAGCAGCCCGTCAAAGAGCTGAGAAGTGGAACTATGGACTCGGCCCTCAATCTCCTGGCAGTGAGGTTTTTCTTAATAGAATTCAGACTGGTAACGAAAGTGAAGAAGCTCAGATACAGGCTAATGCAGCTTCATATCAAGAACTTGCTATGCGCAAGAGTATTATAGACGAGCTACTTAAAACCAAAGGTCCAGCTAATGTAACTCCAGCTGAAATCTATCATATCAGTAATCTCTCAGGACAACCTCTAAAGGATGCGGCTGACTTCTTTGAAGCTAAATATGCTGAGAAGGTAGTCAATACTTCTGCAGATGCTTTTCTAAAAGGTGCTATTCCTACTGAGCCTGACTTTCAGAATATGGATTATGCTCAACGTGTAATCCATCTAAAGGAAGGTGTTCAGAAGATTACCGAGAATCTTGAGGCTCAATACAAGGCTCAGGGATTGGGAAGTAAGATATACGATAATGCAGAGAGATTCGTCCCTCTAATCTATAATGCACGTATGCGTGATTCCTTCTGGGCTCTTACAGGTAGCGATAGACAGAAGCAATATTCTGAGCTTCTTCTTATGGAGAATCCTTCTGAGGCTCTTGCCATTATCAAAAATAAAGCCACTGAGATAGCAGAAGGTAGTCCTTTTACTCCTGGTAATCCTCTTGCAGCTCTTGAATGGCTCCATGGTCTTGCTTCTTATTCTTCTAGCGAAGCTGCGTTAGATAATATCTTTGGTATAGTTGGCACTGGTCTTGCTGTAGGCGGCGCTGTACAAGGTGTACGGTCTCTTACCACAGGATTACGTGGTGTAGTTAAAGCCACTGGTAATCGTACAACTAATCCTATTGATATTCTAGAGGCCACTGGTGATATCGATAAGGCCTCTCAGATACTAGCAGAGCGGACACTTGCTCAAAAGACTGAGGTCTTTACACCTACTGCTGTAGAGCGTCCTGTAAATCCTAGAATGAATAGCATTGATGATCTTCGTGGTCAGACGACTACATTACAGACTGGCCCACTAGCATTAGATGGTAATACACACGCACTCTCTCGTGAAGCTTCACAAAGAATTATCAATACGATCGAAGCTAATAAACTTGCCTTTGAGAAACAATTAGCTGATGGCCCTGTTAAGATTGCTCGTCTCGATCCCGGCTCTAATGCACTTAGAGTTGCAGAGGTTGAAGCGGATAGGGTTACTAATGCTAAGAATCCTTATATTGCTGATCATATTATTGATATCAGGACGTCTAATCTAGACGATGCAATTACTTCTAATCGCTATAGACTTTATGTTATAGGTGAGAAATCAGGTCCTCCAGAGACTCGTCTTGCTATTGAGACTGGTAGTAAAGTCGGTGTTAAAGCCGAAGCTACTCCTCTTAAAGCAGCTAACCAAAATGCTCCAGCATTTCTGCCTAAAGCTGAACAAAGAGAGTTTAGAAAACTAGACGGTCTGCTTACCATTGCTGAACGCATGGGTAAGAAGGAGGCTGCTGATGGCATTGCTGCTAGAATGGAAGCAATGATCCAGAAGTATGCTGGAGAGACTAAGATCCCTGGAGCAGGACCTGTCAATACTAAAGTACGCCAATTCGTTCCTCTTAACGATAACACCCATCGTGTTAGTATTGACATAGGAGCACCTGGACCTAGGCCCTTTAGAACTGAAGAGGGCGCTAGAACTGCTGCAGATAATTTCTTTAAGTTTACTCAAGGTACCTATAGCATTCGTCCACTAGGTGGTGGGCATGTTATTACAATAGCACAGCCTATCGATGAGACACTTCCTTCTGTTAGGAATGCATTGAGAATTGAGACGCAGAACCAAAATCCTAAAGGTATTCTATCCACATTTAGATCTTTCCTCCCCTTTGGACGTGATGTAAAACTTTCAAAGGAATTAATGGATGATTCTAAGATCGCCGGCTATGGCATAAAGAATCAACAGAAGTTTATTCGTAGTCTACTCGAACCTGTTAATGATCTTCGCAAAGGGGCATCAGGTAAGAAGGCTTGGGAAGAGTTCAATACCTTTCTAGATCGTCAACGTATGTATCGTAACAAAGATAACGAATACGGTAGGTTCTCCAGGGACTTTCAGGAGTTTGAAGCAGACTGGCATAAAGAATTCAATAGGCTTCCCACTGAAGCTGAACATGCTGCCTATTGGTCCTACGTTCAACTCTCCGATACAGACTGGGTTCTGCGTAATCTAAATATCTATCGTGATAAGGCTCGTCAAGGACGTGAACTGTTTCAGTTTCCAGTAACAGGAGCTTTTCAAAATAGTCCACATGTCGAAGGCAAGCTTATCAAAAGCTTTCCTTGGGATTCTAATGCAGAGGCCAACTTCCTTCTCTGGAACAAAGATCCATCTCAAATTAAGAAGCTCTCTAACAGAAAATTCAAGAATATGCGTAAAGAGATTGAGGAGGGTATCAAATCTGGAGAGCTTAAGGTTGTCCAACTAGCTGAGTATGGTGAAGATCATCTTCGTGCTACTCTTGGAATAGGTGACTTACCCGGTGGTAAAATCAACTATGTGATTACTAATGATCTCAAGAGCGGCCCGCTGCCCTTCCAACAGATCCCGTATCGTCCGGGCGGCCATTATGCCTATGAGTATGAATGGTACATAAGGCAGCCCAACCTAAAGACCACAGGTCAGGTAAAGAAAACTACTTGGTATTCTGGAGACACTAACTTTGCAGGCGTTCATACGGAACGTGATGGTAACAATCTTATCAAACATCTCAATACAGCAAGAGAGTTACTTATCGAAGCCAGAGCGACTAAGGATACTGCACGATTAGAAGCCTATCTTAACAAATATCTTCCTACCATTGATCTAAGACAATGGGATACTTCCTTTAAAGGAGTTAAAGGCGGTGGTACATTAGATCCAAAGACTCCATTCTATCTTACTAAGAACGGTATTAATGTCGATAGGACTCATGATCTAAGCGGTATCTTTAAAAGAGAGAATCCTAATCATGAGTTTAAGCGTACCTTTGAAAGCCCTCACAATCTTAACGATGGACAGATTAACTTGTCCTTTGCTCAAGAGCGTGGAGATCCCCTATTTGCTTTTGAGAACGTAGGCTCTAAAACACAACCAATCTATAACTTCCAAAGAGCTAAGATGATGGATCCTATGGCTATTGCTCAGCGAGCTGCTGAGAATGTAGCCAATAGTCGTTTGCTTGACGATCTCAAGATTAAAGCAGCCGAAAGATATATAGCTGAATTCTCAGATGTTCTAGCTTGGGATGTAACTCGTATCAGATCTAATCCACTAGACGCTCTAATGAATGCTCCTGTTAAGCCAGAGTCTCGTATGGCTGAACGAGCTGCAGCCTGGGATGCAAGGCGTTCTACTTTGGAGCTTCTAGGTATCCGTAATCAAAATCAAATCTATCTAGATGGTTTACAGCAAAGAGCATATGAATGGCTTGTCTCTACAAAGTTTGGTAAAAAGGCCGAGGAGTTAGTACCTGAATGGATGTTCTCTACTATTAAAGATCCTACCAAGGCATTACGTCAAGTCGCATTTCACTTCAAACAAGGTATGGGAAATGTAGCCTCCTTTGTTAATCAGGCACATATTATATTCCATATTGGAGGGATTGAAGGACCTACGAATACTATCAAAGGTGGTATTTCAGGTCAATATATGTCCATGCTTAGATTCTGGGAAGACAACCCAGCAGTAATTGCTAAGTTTGCAGAGAGTCAAACTCTTACAGGAATGCAAAAAGAACACTTCATTGAAGCCTTTGAAGGGCTAAAGAGATCTGGCTTCCATAAGGTAGGACGTGAAGTTGCTGATTATGCTGACTGGATGTCTGCTAAATTATGGGAAGGCAAATTAGGTACCTTTGCTGACTATGCGACATTCTTCTACAAAAGAGGTGAGGAACTGGGTAGATATACTGCTTATGCTACTTCTTATAATCGCTGGAGAGCTGCTAATCCTAATGCTGTCTTCGACTCAGTAGCACAAGCACAGGTTCTATCAAGAGCCGATATGCTTAACTTGAATATGTCCGGCATGTCCAACTCTGTTCTTCAAAGGGGCATTCCTGGTATTGTAACTCAGTTCTTTACAGCACATTTACGTCAGACTGAGCAGATCTATAGTTCTATTGGCAGTATTGTTAAAGGACAAACACCTGTCCTTACTCCTCGTGAGATAGCACAACTTATCGCTACTAATAGTCTCATCTATGGTCTACCTGTCGGTCTCTCCACTGTCATGCCTCTTTGGCCTATAAGACAATCAGTAAATGAATTTAATATGCAGAAAAGCTGGCGTCCTGAGGATGCCTTTATGACTGATGTCCTTATGAATGGTCTAATAGCAGCTGGTGCTGAACGTCTAGGTGCCTCTAAATACGACGTAGGAGGCCAAGGACTGTCAGGCATTCAATTGGGTAGAGACCTATGGCGTGGTGATAAACACCCTGTAGAACTGCTCTCAGGTGTCTCTGGAAGGGTATTTAGCGGACTTCTTAAGTCCTCTTATCCCCTCTCACAGAAGGTACTTGACCTAGGCAACTATAGTCTTACTCGACAAGACTTCGCCGATATCCTAGATAATATATCTTCTTTCTCTAACGCTGAAAAGATTATTGCCGGTGTTGCACTTGGAAAGTACTTTGGTAAGAATGGAGTTAGAGAGGAAGATATTACGACAGTTCAAGCTCTCATGATGGGCTTGACTGGTCTTCAACTTCAATCGATCGATGATGCCTATGATCAGCTTGGATCAATAAAGGACATACAGAATGCTCAGAAGGCCTTCGAACGACGCTATGGTCTCTATGTTAGACGTGCCTTTGAAGCTCATGATAAAGGTGATTTAGAAGGCTTTAATCTATATATGGATAGAGCCAATGCACAGTTCATACTAGGTAACTTCCCTGAGTCTAAGAGAATGACAATGGCTAAGAGAACTACAGATGATCATGCTCCTCTAGTTGAAAGAGTTTATAAGAAGTTTATGGAGATAGTCAATACTCCAGAGGCTTTTGAAGATTATAAGAAACGTCTAGAAAAAAGAGGTAAGTAGTGGTATTTAATCCAAACATTCCTGATCAAGCTGAAAATTTCACTAGTGCATCTCGTGGAGTAGAGGCAGATACCAGTCTTGGTGGTCTCTTCGGTAGTATCGGAACGATAGCAACAGAGGCTGTTGGAGCAGCCGATAAGCTATTCAAATCTGTCATCAGAGAAGATGCTACTCAGGGTGTAGACCAACTTAGAGACAGAGAGATCAACCAAGGAGCTCAGGGAGCATTCGGTGGAACACCTCCTCCAGGTGTCAAATCTGCTATTGATCAAAATATAGAGCGTGTAGGCATCGCCAAGAATGCAGCAGAGACAGGACAGATAGGTGACAGTCACTACTATCTTCTTCTTGATGCAGAGGCTCGTAGACTACGTTCTCGCTATCCAGGTCATCGTGAATATATTGATAATGTCATCCATGATTTAACTGGAACTACTCCGGCCAATAGAGCTATTGAGCTCATGAAGGCTGAAAGCAAGAAAGAGAATACTCAGCTTGATAACGAATATCATTGGGCCAGAGAACATGGAGGACCTGGACAGGAAGCTATTGCCAGAGGTGAGAAGCCTACTCTAGAGCAAATGCGTACCTGGAATTATACACATGCTAAAAGGCTCTCCGATAATAAACTTATAGATTCTAATGTAAAGACAGAAGAAGCTGTTCGTAAAGTAGAGAAGGATAGGAACTTCGATAGCTACAATAATAATTTCCTAGCTACATTAGATGACAGTGGTAGAGCTGCTCTAAGTAATGCTGGTGTGACTCTTGATGCTATCAACAAAGAGAAGTCTAACTTTGACGAACAAGCAGCCAAGGGACCAGTGGATGCTAAGACAGCAGCTCGTCTTTCACAATTGACTACACAGTATCGTGAACAGAAGATGAAAGAGTTTGACGACTATGTAGGTCAGGTTAGAGAGAATAACAAGGGTGAGAAGTTTACTGTCGCTGGTCTCATTGGTCCAGACTATGTAGAAAAGATGCGTAAGTCTGTCGTTGAGAAACTAGATGCACAGACTAAGCCAATCACCGATCAAGATAAAGGTCGTCTTCATTATCAAGTAGTAGCCAATGAAGCCACTAGCAATGAAGAGATTGGTAAACTATATAACTCCTCCGATCAGATAAGACGTATGGCAGCTACACATAAGGTACTAGGAGATCAAGTATCTAATACTCTTCTCTGGTCGTCTACACCTGGTATGTCAGCTGTTAAAGCCTGGTTCTCTTCGTATATTGTTGGCGGTCTGTCTACTGGCAAGTCCATTGATAATCTCTTTGAAGAGGGAGCCTCTAATATGGATAAGGCTGGTCTCGCTAAAGAAGATCAGGCCCATGTGAATAGAGATGTCATTACAAAGTTATCAACCAATCTCAGGAATAAAAACCTTACTCCTGAGGGCGCTAACATGATTGTCAATTCTCTATTTAGTGGTGATCCTAGAGCCAAAGACTTCTATGCTAAAGCATCTGATGAGAGACCTAGTATTGGAATGCCTTCAGATAGAGAGGTACTCTATAATAAACTAGTCCATCCTGAGATAACTGCAGCGATCTTTAGGACAGGCAATAGTCAAACCATCTCAAAGTATACACAATGGGTAGATGCTGCAACAGGTCAAAGGATTGCTCAAGAGGCTACTAATATTAAAGCTACCTTTGTAGATAACTTTACAGGCTATCGTATCAATTATGATCCTAAGACCTTTAAGTTTACACCTGAGCTTATGGACAAAGGTAATACGGGAGTTCAAGCAGCAGAGGCTAGAGCCTATCAGATTACATCTAAGTTAAATAATACTGTTAGTCACTTTGTTCCTGTTGCTCAACAGCTCAAGATGACTCCAGATGACATCAACTATAAGCTTGAACAATACTTTCAGATTCAAGGGCTAGATATTAATAATATGGGACCTAAGAATATCCCCTCTAATCTTGTACGGCCTACTCTCCGTAGGGATCCCTTTCTAAGACAAGAAGGTCAGTAATGTCAGAACCTCTTGATGTAGGTACGATCTATCGGCAAGTTGATACAGATAGATCAGGTAACTTTGCTCCAGATAATCTAGCTCCAGGTCCGTCGGAGACCTTTAAGAAGCCTCCTCCGGATCGTATGCCTCTCAATGATGAGGTTGAGAGAATACAATGGTATCGTAGATACGAAAGGCGTAATGAACCCTCTAGGGATAAAAGAGATATCCATCAGGTACCTCCAGCAGCTCCTGGTAATAGAATATCAGAGGCTGATACAGATACTAAGACCGATGCATCATTCGATAATGGGTATACTCTTCCTCCTGATCTGCCGACATCAGATAGATTTGATATAGCACAGTATGCAGCCAAAGGAACTGAACAACTACCGTCTTTATTCGGATCGCGTCCAGAGGCCATTCAGAAGGCAGAGAAGCGAATAATGGCTGATCAAGATTTCTATGACAGAGTATTGAGACCTCTTCAGGAGGCATATGACCGTATGCCTAATATGCCTGAGATCAAATCTGAAGCAGGTAGTGATAAGGATTATATAACTCCTGGTGAACTAAGCAAAGGAAAGCTTAGAGAGCCAGGACGACAATATCCTAGCAGCTTTAGTGATGAGAATTTTCTACCGCATAGTCTTATTCAAAAGGGTCAAGGACGAGCTTCAGCCAGTGAACCTCTTGATATAGATACGATCTATAGACAAAATGACTTCTTTACAGGCTATAAGAATGATCAGCAAGCTCAGTCTGTCAATGCTGCTGAGTTTGAATCCTCTGTAGATGGCTTCAAGTCTATCTATCATGCTGTCAAAGGCATGTACGATACCATCAAAGACTTCATGGAGAATCCTACTCCAGAGAACTCTATCAAGGCAGCTGCACTAGTTGCAGGTGGTGGCAGTGTAAGAGCTATTACTTCAGCAGAATCTCTAGGTGCTGTTGGTGGTAAGCTTATGACTAAGTCTAAGATACCTACTGCAGTACGTCAGGAGATCCAAGCCCTAGATAAACCTATCCTAGGTAGTACTCCTACTCATGAAGAGATTATCAATGCTATCCAGAAGAAGTTTCCTGGTTCTAATATCACTAAGGATGAGTTCATTAGAGAGATAGATCAGCTTAGAGGCATTAGGGAATTCATGTCCTCTAAGCCTCCCTCTAAGTATCTTAATGAAGAGACAGGCGTTCCTGGTAAGATTGAAAAGATCTCAGGTACTCCTGGTCAAGGAGAGTTTAACCTAGTCCCTGAGAAGAGACCTGAAGGCTGGAGACCTAATCCTAAAGAGGTTACGACTAAGGAAGGTCCTAACTCAGATGCAGTTAATAGAGCCCTTAAGAATGAGTATGTCCTAGTCAATAGAGCCGATAATGTCTTAGGTGGAGCCTCCTCAGAGAAAGCCGCCTATGATCAGATGAAGAAGAGAATGACTGCGACTGGTACTAATGCTAAGTACAGAGGCGTCAAAGTCGAAAAGACTTCAGACTATTTAGATCGTAAGTGGGATGAGTTTAAAGCTAAGGAACCTACATCCGTAGGAGCAGCCGCTACACCTAAAGGTGAAGTACACTATGAACTCTCCTTAGAAGGTAGAGTACAAGAGGCTAAGGATCTTCTTAACAGTACCACTAGTCAGTTCTCAGAATCTACTCCTGCTCTAAAGGAGCTTACGACTAGATACTACTATACTCTTAAGAGAGCTAATGAGTTCAATAGATCTCATATGGCTAACGAAGAAATCCTTAAGAATGCTAAGTTGCCTGCGACTGAAACAGATAAGTCTCTAGCTAAAGGCCGAGACTTCCTACTCCAGGAGGCTGATAAGCTTCACAAAGAGATACAGAAGACTCTAAGAGATCAGTTAAAGGCTAAGTATACTAAGGAGAATGCCTGATGCCTTTCACTAAGACAAGAGGAGGTAAGTACAAGAGCCCTAGTGGCCGTACATTTACCAAGAAGCAAGTAGCTTTGTACTATGCTACTAATGGTTTTAAAAAGAAACCTAGGAAAAAGAAAAGGCGCCGTTAAGCGCCTTCTTCTTCAAGATATCTATCTATCTCTTGGACTCGGAGTCGCCTCCGGGTCCTTTTCTTTTCTACTACTTTCTCATGATAGATCTTATTCTCTTTCATATGTTTAGCAATAACGTCTCTCTTACGCCTTAGGGCTCTTTTCTTATTCTTGCTTAGTTCATCCATAAATATTCTCTACATAATCAGGGAGTTTAACGTGACCTCCTCTTACAAGTATAGCAATGACATCATGAAGATCGATATCAAGTATATCGAATAGCTCATCAAGATCTGGATATAACTTTATTAGCATGTCAATCTTCTCACTCATGACTAAAACTCTTTAGGTAACTCCCCTATATAATACGGGAACTCATACTTCTTGCACCATTCAGAGTTAGTCATCTTACTACTCTGAACTTTCTTATCATTAGGGAAATACATCCGTATATCGAGATCAGGATTACACTTCTTTACTGCTCTCATCTTCGCTTGATCTTCATACCTAAACCATCCCTTAACCTCAATATAAACCCTTCCATTACCAGGCATATCCACCACGAAGTCAGGGGTGTATCTTTTCGGCAAGAGGTACTGTAGAACTTCAGTTTCATAGGTGGCCTTTCGTCCAAGTATACGTGCTATCTTCTTCTCAAGTACAGATTTGTACTTACCCTTTCGCTTGCTTCTTTTCTTGAATCTTCTTAAGGTACTCATTTGATAATTCTTTAAACCTCTTACGCCACGACCTATCTGACTTAGGTAACTTTATCTTTAACTTGTATCTCAGGGACATCCGGTTGCCTCGCTACTTTACTAAGCCACTTAGGCCCATTAGCGTAAATGAACTTTCTAAGTCCTTTACCGTTGTTGGAGTCCCTCCAGCAAGTCTCTTTAAAGCTGCAATACGTACACTCCATAGGTAGAGACCTGTTGCCAGAAGCACCGTCTGGACGATCTGAGTAATAGCGATCAGGAGGATCAGGTTTTGCCAAGTCATCCTCTATACCTCTTAGAATTTCTTTCCAGGGTTTGTCTGGTCTTGGGTAGACATCGAGGTGGAGGTGTCCAAGCTCTTTGTCTGCTGCCAAAAAGGCCACTTGACCTTTGACAGTGACTCTGGGATCATTTTTAAGGGATTCTGCATAAAGACCGATTTGATCCAGGTAACCAAATGGGTCATTCCATTCCAGGCTGTGACGTCTAAACTTCTCCATACTGCGAGAGTTAGCAGACTTAACGTCAACAACCACACCATCAATAATAGCATCTATATGTCCTTTCACTCCTTGGAACTCCACTTCCTCTTGTCTTCCCTCTACCTTATGGCCAGCTTGTTCAGCGAGAGATAGGACGAGTTCTTCTTTTATATCTCCAGTCATAAACTTTAGGATCGTAGGCCCTGGTAAGGCCTCAGCAGCCTCTGGGCTGTGATGCCTGTACCAGAGCTTACGTACGCACTTCTCACCAACATTACTCATACGCAACGCTGGACCACCCTTGGTCTCCTCTAGACGGCTAGAGATCATTTGTCCAAGATTAGATGCATCTATTCTAGCAGCCCCTTTCTCAAGGAGACTGTAGATATCTTGGACTAGGGTGGTTATACTCTTACTCACTAAGTTCTACCTCTTCTATATCAAATGAATCTGTTCTATAATACGTAACTTCTTTACTTCTTGCTTCGTCTTTTGCTTTAGCAAAGGCTTGAGCAGATTCTTCTGATTTAAAGGCTCCGAGAATGAAATTATAATCATAATCAGAATGAACTACAACATAGATCGTACTCATTTCTTTCTTCCAAACAAATGAAAGCTTTTACACTTCCAACACCAGAAACGATTAGAAACCAAAGCCATTAGAATATTGCAAGAAGGACAAACCATTAGAACATCCTTCCTTTAGGTGTGGGTAGTGCGGACGGAGAAGGATTTTCACCTTGCTTCCGAGCATCATCAGATCCGGGAACATCCGTCCGCGCCGTAGGCACATACTCTACCCACTCATCAACCCTGACCTTCGTCAAAGTAGATCTCGTTACTTTACCATGTACCTTAGATGTAAAGGTCTCTACATCAAGAGCTACAGTGCACGTGGAACCATTGCCAATGTCTTTAGTAAACGGAGCTCCATCTCGGTCAACAACCTTAGGAGGTCCGGTGTCTTGAGGACGCCTGAAGGTAACGAGCATATGTCCGTCTTCGTTGGGTTTACCACCGTTCTTAATGCCAAGGTCTTTCATCTCCTTGAACTGCTTCATATCAAGAGCAATCGTCACTGAATACTTACCGAATTTATCGGGCGTAGTCATACGTGCCCAAGATGCCTTACCTGAAAAGAAATGCTCACTCATTTATAGCTTCCTTAGTTTGTTACACAAACGACCGTAGCAAAGCTACTAGTTGATTGTTGGAGTTGCGGGAGCAGTCTGGGGAGGTTCGTGTTTCTCGACATCATCCGCCGAGAAGATGTCATGAATCTGGACATCCTTTAGATGGGGAACCATCTTAGGCACAAGCTCACGGGCATGTGCCTCGTCAGTAGCCCATACTTGAATAGGGCCTGACTCAGGAATATAGAAAGAAATCTGAACAATAAATCTCTTACGCTTGTCTTTATCTTCACTCATTTATTGTATCCTTTTTGGAAGGCGAAGTCTTTATTTAACATGAAGTTCTTCAAAGGGACGTGGGTAGTCAGGATAGTATGGATGCTCGTCGTTTGTTACATTAATATGACCTCTTTCTATTAATTTATTCTTAGCTTGTTTCAAATACTCTGCACGTTTCTTAAAACAAATATCACATAGAATAAGCTTCTTTTTAGGTTGCGCTTTATAATCCGCAAGAGGATCTTTACTATCTCTGTAACCCGAGACATCCTTCTTGCATCTGTTACACTGCATAATCAACTACTCCTATCATATATAATCTAGACTGTCAATGCACCTCGAAGCTTTGCTTCGGCTGTGCTAGTGCACAGCTAGCCAAGTCTTCCCAATTTTATACTCACCTGCCAAGGGACATCGGAGTCCAAGATTATCTCCGACTCGTCGTATGGCATCTGACTGAAGTCTTCCAACCACATGAGTAATTGCTTCATCTTCCGAGACTTCGGTAACATATTCGTCGTGTACAAGATTGACTTGTTTGTATCGGACGCCTCGTTCATTGAGTTCCTTTCTCCATATGATATTAGCCATCTTCATTACGCAGGCTTCACCTGCCTGGAGCATGCCTGCGAACATTCCATGCTCTTCGGTGTAGACTATCCTCCGTCCGTCAAGTCCAGGGAACCACCCTTGTCTTGCATAGATTGGGATAAGTTCTTCGCGAAGTCTTCGTATTCCTGGAAATCTTTTAGCATAGAGGTCAAGCGCTTTTCTAGCTTCTCCGATTGAACACCCAAAGATTTCTGCAACCTTTGGAGGTCCTGCTCCATTGAAGAAAGAGAAGATAAATGTCTTATGATTGTCTCGATCGCAGCCGAGATGTTGGAAAATCTTTGCTCCAACTGTGTGGACATCTGTACCATCCTTCTTATTACCGCTTACAACTGCCTTAGTGAATACTGGATCATCAATGTAATGTGCGAACAGCCTTACATGGGCTGCTTCCATATCTGTACCGACTAAGAAGCTTTCAGCTTTCTCTTGTTTCTTGGACGTAATCAAGAATGATTTGCTTCCTATTTTCAAACCATCCAAGGCTTGTGTTACAATGTCTGCATAGCAATTTCCTAATCCTTCCGGTCTTGTGGCAATGATCAACCAATAATTCTTTTCCTTCTTTACCACAGATGAAACATTTACCTTCTTGTTCTGCAACCATTCTATCAAAGTCTTCAATAGCTCTGCGGTATTTAGATCGTAGCCTTCGATCTCTTTCAATGTTTCTATAAGAAGCTTCGAGTGTGCGTTTACGCTTTGCCCATCGTTTGTTATACTCATTGTGATATTTCTTATAGTCATCGCTTCGCCTAGACCAATTTGACAATCTTTTACCTCGACATTAATAGTATCTACCAGCCAAGATCCTGGAGTAGCCACCCAGAGACTACGCATTGCAGCTCCGTAGTCCAAAGCAAGAGACTTAAGGTAAGAACTCTTGTATTTGATAGACTTTTTAGTGGCGACATTACCGAGATTAGGTTTACTATGGGACATACGACCAGGCCAAGTGCCAATAGAATTGAACTTACCATGTACTCTCTCCGTCTTAGGATTGTAACTAGCGGCCCACTCAGTCAGAGTTCGAACCCGAGCCGCTAGCAACAGTCTTTCGACTAGCTTCCTTGCTCCCTCGGGTGCAGTTGCAGGAAGTGTCGCCAAGTTGACTTCGTTTACCTTCCAACCTTTTCCAGTCTTTGTTCTGTCAACTGGCTTCCAGCCAGCCTCGTCAAGGCGCTCCACCAACTGTCTTGTTGATCCTGGGTTGAACACCTCGTTACGGACAAGTGTAAATGGGCACCCAGGAAAAATCCGAGTAAGGTCAGTCCAATCCCTCGGAAGATTCGCCTTGCTAATGGTACCGTGCTTGGTAAGCTTCGGAGTGATCTCACGTACTGCCCTAAGTCTTGGGGGGAAACACTCGATAATACTGGTATCGAGATGTTGTAACCGTTCTTCCAAAGACTTAAATAGCGCGTCAGCACCGGCTTTGTCGTATCTGAATCCATTGTCACTCATCTCCTTACATATCCAGGCCATCTCCATTTCAGTATGGATTGCCTGCTGCCAATAGGGTTCCTTTAAGTACTCGTATAGGTAGTTATACAATTGATAGTTAATCTCTACGTCTTGTACGCATCTGTCTACTATCGCTTCACTAAATACTTTCCAGTCAGGGGAGGCGTGTTTAGGGAGGGAAAAGCGGTTGCCCCACGCTTCAAGGCTATGGCCTTCGCCATCATCCAGCTTGTATTTTAACAGCCGAGAGAGGACTAAAGTATCTACTATCTGTCTAGGAACAAGGACTCCAGGTATAAATCTGTCAAGGGCAGAGTAATCATAGTCAATAAAGTTATGACCAATAATGCTATCAGCGCTGGATAAATGTAGTTTGAGTTCATCATTAAGCTCCCGGAAGACTCGAACTTCCTCGGTTTCAATATTCTTAGTTACTACGCACCAGACATTAGTGATGTCTGGTACACTCAGATTATCACACTCGATGTCGCATACCAGGTGCACTAATTACTCGTGGGTTCTCGTTTCTCATACTTCTCCCAGCCATAGAGAGTCAGATTATTACCATGACCACTATGATAGACGTCTCTCATAAGAGTCCTGAAACCTACTTCCTTGATGACACCATCAAAGTGCTTAGCCTGCTTGTGATTGAGGATCAGAAGCATCATGCTATTAGCACAGTTCTTCATGGTGTAGTTAAGTTCTCTCTTGATGATAGGCTTGAGAGACTCGTA